AGACCCTTCCAAAACGTGATCTGGGGATTCCCGGAAATATACGCGTCTTGAGCTCCGTAAGCTACCAATTGTAGAAGACCACCTCCCATTTATATGTTCATACGCATAATTTTTTAGTGCTTACGACGTCTATGGGTTTTACCATGTTTGCGACGACGACGTCCACCTTCAGGTTGAGTCATTACCTCCTCCTTCTCTTCTTTCTTTGCTTCCTCTTCTTCAGAGGAAGACCCATCCTCACCACCACCACTTTTCACTTTATGCCAAGACTTCTTGGCTTCCTTGATGACTTGTTTTAGACCCATACCTTTCTTGTAGGTACCACGAGCCTTCATCTGTTTCATCGTTTTCTTGATGTGCGTAATCCACTTGTTGGCCATTTTATTTAAACGCGGGAAAATACTCACCATGACTAACTAGAATACAATAGATTTATCTCCAGTTTTTGGATTATGGTCATAGATAGGAGATGATGCTGCCATAGGTTGAAAAGAATGTTCAGGAGGAGGGAGTGCGGGCTTCTTGTAGACGATCGGTTTATATCTCAAGTATGCTGGTTTAGCAAGAACACTTCCTTGCTGAAACTTACCTACATAGATCTCCATCATTGCGTCTAAAGATCCATAATTCATCATAATCCATTGACATCCGTATCCGAATAACACAGTAGGATTACTATTTTTTAAATCAGGATCGGCATCAGGAATGACCATAGTAATCGCTCTTCTATTAGAATCAATTAATTCTTCATGATCATAAGGTTGTGAAGCATTCATAAATGATAAACGTCTCAGATTAGAAGATCCCCATGATAAATTTACAAGTTCATGCATTTCAGTAATATTTTTTACTTCAGGGCCTGAAACAATAACAAGTTTTCCTGCTAAGTTACAGATAGGTTCTGTAGCTAAATTGAGTTTTCCTTGACCTTCATAAGCATATTGAGGCGGCAAAAAGTATCCTGCCAAGGTTTGTTTCAAGATTTCAGCACATGCTTGGATAGTATTTGTTTGTTTTGTGTGAAACATCAAACTTAACACAAATGGATCAGAAGCTGTTTTAGTTTCTACTTTATTAAATGCTGTATTCGCTATAGATACACAACATGATTCAAAAGATACAGAATTCTTAGCATAATCATATCCTAAACTTTCATTTTTAAGACCAACAACAGGTTTTCCATCTGTATCAGAATAAATATCTAGTTCTACTAATCTAGCACCTGCTTTAATAACTAAAGGTAAAACACCATCAGAAATATAATCATAAACATAAGAACTGGGAAATACAGAGTATGATGAACTAGCAATATAATAATCGCATAAACGTGTATCATCTCCGGTAGGACATCCTAGAGGGACTAGATCAGTTACCTGTCCATAAGTTCCCATAGTTAGAGAAGCACGTTTTAAGGTTGCCATATCTGATCCTGCTAAAGTACGATAAAGGATTAATACAGCAATACCAATCATCAAAAGAATAAATAAAGGAGGACCATATTTTCTTAATATGCTTGTTTCTTCCATTATTTATCCTACCTTAAAAAGAAGTTTGCGAAATTTATTTATTATTTCATCAGGAATACGTTCATCCATAGGAATACCTAGAAGACAACAATAATGAAAGTATACAGAATACACTCCACATTCAGAATCTTTATATTGATGACGAGTTGTGTTCTTAGTAAGTTCAGTTTTGCCTAGACCCATTTGATCAATTTCATCTTTCCATCGTGTCATCAAAATGTTAATCTCTTTCTCGGGTTCAGTAGCATAAGAATCAAAATAGGTTACGCGAGGATATTTTAATGATTCATCAATATCAGCAAATAAAGCAAACCAATGTTTTCCAGGTCCATCGTGCTTATCGGTATTAAATACAATTCCAACCTGATTATATTTTTTATGCAGATCTGCAACTTTTAATGAACATAAAGTATTAACTAAACATTGACCAGATTGAGATTTTAAATCAAAATCAATAGGAATACAACCTAAAAATTTATATTTAGGAAATAACTTTTCAAAACCATGTTCTACATTTTCAATATCAGTAGATGATAACCAATCTTCGGGTTTTGTTATCCATGAATCTGGAGCTTTTGGTCTTGTTAACAAATGTGATACAATACAAGACGTTTTTCCAGCTTTACACTTTTTATGAAATCTTGATTTCAAAGAATTCCAGATATTCTGTTCTCCAATAGGTTGTTCATGAGGATGTTCAGAATTATAAGCTTTTCTAAATTGTTTCAATGTTTCATCATCAAACATCTTTACATGTATTCAGGGAAAAACGAATAAAAATTTTATAGTTTATAATATTGTATATAATGCAACTATATCGTGTCCGTTTCACTAACGTCTTCAATCCTGAAGATGAAGAAGTTACTGATTATTGTTATACGGAAGAAGAAGCCCTTTTAATTATGGAACATTTTGTGGATTCAGATTGGCGTGTTGAATACTTTATCTAGTGTCAGAGTACGCTCTGATTTTTCATAAAGTTTAAAAATACGATTAAATGAATGAATGTAAATCATAGCTGTTGTTCCTACTACTACTGGAAGTAACCAGTTCATTTCTTAACTTTCGAGGTAAAAATTTGAGTACTAAAACGAGGATTTTTCATTCGATAATATCTCCATCGAAATTGTCGATATCCTGGAATCAATAAACTTTCGATAAATGGAGCATCCCATCGTTCTTTTTTAAATAATGCAGCTCCAATATATTTAGGTCCCATTTCATCCACTTTACGTTTAATTGCTTTTTTGACAGTATCTAAACTTTTTAAATAATAGGAACGGTATTCTTTTAAGTTCAATTCATCAGTTATTTTCTGAACGACTTCTTTAGATTTTTGTCTGTGTTCACGCAGTTTTGATTGATATTCTCGTGTTGCTAAATTAAACTCTTTACGAAAAGCTAAAACATCAGGATCTCTAACAGCCTGCATGAAAAATTTACGTGCTAATCCCGCGACTTCTAATTGTTCAATTGGATCTTTATCTTTATTACATAGTGGACATGCGTGTTTAGATTTTAGTAGACATTCCATAATACATTTAGTATGAAATGCGTGATCACATTCTAGTTTAAAACATGTTTCTGTAGATTCTTTTTCATCTTGATATTCTTTCATATCCATTGTATCCCAACAAATTGCACAGTTCATTTGTATTCTATAAAAAAATGTCTTAAAACGGAAAAATTAAATATAAGTTGTAGGAATGTATAGAATGGAATTAATCCAACAAAATATTCATATATGGAAACATCTGTTTACATATATGGATTACGAAACTCGCATTTCAATGAACAGAATATTTTCAAAATCTCGTGAATCTAGAAAGTTAACTAAAGAACAGATTGAATTACATGATATACATGTATCTTCGTCATTTCTATCATCTTTAATAGCAAAAGTCAATTCTTCAGAAAAGAAGGAAGAATTAATGATTTGGACATTTGAAAAGTTTCTAGAACCTCGAAATCAACTTATCTTATCAATAAACAGAATTAAATGGATAACAATACAAAAATTTACAGAACTTGCGAGAGATGCAGGTCCTGATTTGTTAACAGTAATGTACCGTATTATTCAACATATTCGTGATAATAAACGAGAAATTGAACATACAAAGGCAATTACCGTTTTCTAGGTTTACGACATGTACGACCTCTAAAGGTTTTTTTTGCGCAAAAACTTTTATGCTTTGCTACAGCATGTAAAGTTTCAGAATAAGTTCCAGAAAATCCCATCTCAACTAAAATTTCATAAACATCTCGAAAATAACAATCATGAATTTCAGGAATTCTAGGTAATCCTTGTTTAGGATATAAGTCTTTTAAAGCTTCCCAAAATTGTTGATGAGCTTCACGAGAATGTGTTTCTGAATCGTAATTATATGCCATAGAAAGCAAGAAAGGTACACCTGGTAAATGAACAGTTTTTAGTTCTTCGCGATAATACTTTATAACTTGCGAGAATCCCGGATTTGGAGCAGGATGTAAACCTTGAGAATCTAATTTCGTATTAACTTTTTTATGAAGGTCATATAACCATAACGCTAAATTATTTTGAGGAGGTTCGTCGTGTATAAATTCACGAGTAGATTGACGACAATATTTGCAGGGAAGTACTTCTCCTAAAACTGAAAACAATTTCTTTTTTTTAGCTATAGATCCTCGTTCAAATGTAATTAAGTGTAGCATTTTCCATCCTGACGGACCCCAGAATTTTGTGTCCATTATATTAAATGGGAGATAATCAACTAATTACGTTTGCTGTTGCTATTTATGTGGGTATGTCCTTAACTAAATTTTTTAACGCTGTTATTCGTGATATAGTTTTACCTCTGTTATCTCCTCTGGCTTCGGCTGATGGAGATGTAGCAAAATTAGTTGTTCAAATTGGTGGAATCAAGTTAAATATCGGTGATCTCTTAGTTCAAGGTGTGAATTTAGCAATTGTGTTCATGGTTGTATCATTTGCTCTCCCTTATTTAAAAGAGTATGTTCCAGTAGCTGGTCGCAGATAGGCTCCCAGAGGCGTGCGGATATCTTCTCTGCGTAAAGTAAATGCCTCGTCATAGAAAAACTAGAGGTAAAAAAGGTGGTGGTTGGTTTACGTCTGATGAAAGTGGTCCTGGACCATTACAATCAACTGCCAAATGGTTTACTTCATGGGGATCTCCAGCTCCGGCTGCAGCTCCACTTCCAGAACCATTAAAAGAAGCAGTCAAAGATACTCAACAAATGGCTCAAACTGCTGGACGCCGATTAAAAAAGCATGTTGGATATGATCCAGCTTCTCCTAAAGATATGCGTCGTCTTTTTAAAACTGCTAAGGGTGATACCATGTTAGGTGGTAAACGCCGAAGACATCGAACTCATCGTCGTTAAGCATCCAAAATCCTGAATGTTGCCCAACCGCCTTTAGAATATTTACCATACAATTCCACAATTCTTTTTTCCAGATCAGAAGGAGTCAGAGACATCTGCTCGTTCTGAATCTTCCATTGCTTGAATGCTGATCTCAACATTTCTTTAGATACGAAAGTCTCTTCTTCAGAAGAACCAATCTTTTCTGTAATGAAACGAGCAATACCATCATTATCATTTCTGTAGTCAGTAGTGTATTCCATAACTTTTCCAGGAGGAACCAGTTTATGAAACCCATGTCCACTCTTGAATGTAGAGATCAAGTAACTGAGAAAAGGTGTGGCCCAGTCTACAGAATTCACAGCATGTTGAATTGTCTCATCAATTGGATAGTGAAAGGTTTCACTCGGTTTTTCAACAAACTTTGAAGTAAAGTTGATGACCATTAGACGACGCCAAGTACCGCCATCAGTTGAATTGATTTCAGGCTTATCGTTACAAGCCAAATGAAACTTAGCTTGAACTTCAAATTCTGTACCAGACTTGAATAGATCACGAGCATACATCTTTTCGCAAGAACAAATTTCTTTCATTAGACCAGTATTTAGAGCAATACGTTCATCAGGTTCTTGCATAGTTACAAATCTCCTTCCTTTTAGCCTGATTACTTCAGGAGCTGCCGCACCAGATTTCCCACGTTTTTGTGTGAACAATGAAATAGGAACTACAGCCGCATAATCACCCAAAGCTTTAGCTGTCAAATTCATCAACATAGATTTACCATTTGAACCGGAACCGGTCAAAATATGAAATTTCTGTGCTTTATTTCCACCTACTAGGCATGTAGACAAATGTTTCATGAAATATGAACGGACTTCAGGATCTGGAAGAACTTGATTGAGAAATAATTCAATTTGTGCCCATGCGGAATAAGATCTAAAATCTCTATCAGGATCATAATCTACTCCAGTACTGAAGCTCATATAATCATCAGGCTTTCCATCACGGAACTCAAATGTAGTCAAATCTAGAACGCCATTATTGAAAGCAATTAGTTCTTTATTGGAATCAATCTTTTTCGTGAATTGTTCATCAAAGAATAGTTCACGACATTCACGCATCACATTGTTTTTGAATGTTGTAGTTTTTAGTTTAGTATATATCTTGTTCAGACCCATACGTTGAGATTCTAGTTTACAATATTCGCAAATTCCACAATCGGATTTAGATTCAATGGATACACATCGCATTAAATTACGTTCTTCCATATCACGTCCAATACTATTCATCTTTCCAAAGAATAGAGACGCAATTTCAGAAGACAGACGGATTTGAAGGTCTACACCTGAATCTGTTTCTGTCCAAATATGTCCGGCCCATCTATACCATGCATTCTTTCCGAAATCACAGCACTTATATAGATCACGAAATTTTGCGTTTACGACTTTAGCCACGTCATGTTCTGTGCCTGAACATGCTTGTTCAATTAGACGATTTACATTTGAATTTTCAATAGCAAGGTAACCTTCAGGATTATCGGTACGAGACCAATAATACAATGAATTAATACCTAGACGATCGCCATCATTTCTGAAATTAATCGTGTTCCATTTCTGGATACAATCTGCTTCATTATACTTATCAGTATTTTGAGAACTGAAATCTAGAAAGATATCTTGAAGATCAGGATGGATATTATGTAGACAAATACCTACATTCAACCATGACTGATATTCAGAAGAACGTTCAGAGTTCAAATTCATTACATGAGCTTTCAAATAATCTTTATAATCTGGATCAATAGCACGAATACCTCTTCCGTGTGGAGAAGATGCGCGAGATCCAGGTTCACGTTGTGCTGGTCTTCCACGTGCTGGTGTTACAGCACGACCACCTGAAATTACAGGTTCTTGACCGGCTGTATAAATTTCACGTGCTTTAGAAGTCAAAGGAGTTTCTTCAGAATCTTGTTTACGTACAGAAAGAAGTTTAACTAGTTTTGAAGTTATTTGTGGAACTTCAGTATTCAGTTTAAGTTCTCCATCAGAGTAATTCAGTATATAGGAAATCATATAAGGCAGAGATTCTTCTTCGCCTTTTTTTGATCCATATAACATCCAATTTGCTGAACGCTTGACAACACCTTCGTCATAAACTTTATCCCACTTATCTTGTAGCGGTAGACCAGTGAAATAAGTATCCATAGTTTTCAATAGAGTTCTGCGAATACTTTGTTCCACAGCTGTAGTTGTTCCCAAAGAAGGAACCACGATATGGATTCCTGATTTCATTCGGTTACGCTTTTCATCAAATGTAGGCTTGCGCTTTTCCATGATATAGATATCTACAGATGGAGGCAGTTCCAGGTACTCAGAAACCTGAGCCATGTATGCCTTACAAAATGATACAACTTGATCACGTGTATGTTGATGTGTTTTTACTACAGGTTCATAGACGAAATCAAAATCAACTCTCAAAGATCCAATCTTGGTATTCTTTTCCACAAGGAATGCTGGATGTCCATCGAGAATCCATTCGGAGTACAGATCATAAAATTGGTCAAGTTTATCATCTGGAATCCAGTATTTACCACCTTTTAGTCCTGTATGGGTAAAAGTGGTCGTAGAACTGTTCGCCATGAGGAATCTCTGTAGATTCATCGGTCCGTCCATGGCGTAATTTACTGGCGAGACATTAATTTTGTCTTAATTCGTTTTCGAAAAAAAGTTTCCTTCTTTAAGACTTCTCAATGGCAAATGCAATTTCAGTTCTCAACTGATCTTTTTTGCCATTACGTCTCATATGACCATACCATCCAAGATAAAGT